GCCAACTGTGGCCCCTAGCGCATCCTTGACGATGGTTTGCCCTTCGCCTGGCCGCCGTGCGATCGCGCCGGCCTGGCCCTGCAGGTTCGGGCCAAGGTCGGCTAGCATAGCCTCCGGAAGCATGCCATCCGGAACGATCTGGCTCATTCGATCCGCCCGCATATCGTCCGCCACGTTGGCCACGGCTTCGCGGTTCATGTTGGTCAACGGACCCTGCGGCTGGGCTTGGCGCTTCATCAGCCGGCCGACACCTTCCGCAATAGGGGGCATGGCCGCGCCGAGACCAAGGCCGATACCAGCGCCGACCGTGGCATTGACCATGCGCTCGCCAGACGTGTCGCCCTCGCCAGCGCCGTAGATACCGCCATAAACCGCGCCAGTCGTTCCCGCGTTGACCACACGAGGGAGCATCGTCGTCCCGCGCATTGGATTTATTGGAGATCCGAGAACGGTGCGGATTGGCGCGGACAACATCCCACCGAGAGTGGTTGCCGCCGGGCCCGGCGCAGCCACAACCGATGCAATGCCGCCCGCTAGCTTCTGCACGCCGCCCGCTGTCACATCGCCAATCAGCGGCAGGCTGCCGAGCTTGGTGCTGTCCCTGTCGATGGCTTCATCCGTGGCCCGCTGGTAGGCTAGGGTCTCGTCGTAAGGCGTTCCAGAGATCAGGTTGGCCGTCTTGGCGTTGGCCTCGTCAAGCCACGATCCGACCGGCGTTCCCCTGGCTAGGTTGCGGCCCACGTCCCGCACGCCCTGCATGATCCCGCCGCCTTGGCGTTCCTTTGCAACGTACTGTTTTGCCCACTCGTTGAACGCACCCTTGCGCTCGGTTTCCGGCATCGCCTGAATAGCAGCGCGCACCTGGGGGACCGGCTGCGCAAAGTCGAGGCCCGGATATTTCGGAGCGACACCGGGAGCAGCGAACTTGCCGGCGCTAGTATCGACGCGGTTGGCCTTGATCCCGAGCGCCGTGAAGGTTTCCTCGAGCTTGGACCGCATGGCCTCCGGTGAGAGACCTTCCGGCATCTCGACTTCGTACTTGCCGCCGTCCGGGGCTTCGACTTCGTATTTGGCCATTAGTCGAGCCGCCTAATCTTGATGCCGTTGCCGAGATCAATCGGGCCTTGCTGGGCTGGCTGTCCCGGTGCTTGGCCGGGGCGCACTGCAACACCCGGCTCTGGCGCGCTCGCCTTCTGCCGTGCCAGGGATACCAGCGCGTCGATTTCTTTGCGCACGTCGTTGAGCGCCCGCTTGTATTCGTCGGTCCCAACCGCCATTGCCTGCAGCCGAGAAATGGACGCCGTTGCCTTTGCGCCCTCCTCTACCGTGATCGCACCGGCGCCGCGAAGGCCCTCGAACGCCTGCAAAAATGCCTTGCCCTGCACCTGATCAATACGGGCTTGCGAGGCTACAGCCTCTTTGCTGATGTTCGGCCTGTAGTTGGCCGCGAACCCGGTCATCGTCGGCAAGTACGGGTCGCTCTCGACCGCATCGAGCGCGTCTTTCATCAGCTTGGCCTGCGTCTCGACAACAGGCAGGTTTGCACGGGCCTTGCCGCTCGCCTCGCCTTGCTGGTTCGCCTGAGTCTTGCGGTAAGCCAGCACTTCGGCCGGCACCGGGACCACGCCCTGCGGCAACTGCGACTGCACGAGCTTGCCGTCTCGGCTTGCCTGCATAGCCACGTAATTGCCTTGCGCGTCGGTGCCCCACGTGACTTGCTGCGCCGTCTGGCCGTTCATCTCGCGCTTCTGCTTCATCCAGTCGGCAAACCCGCCTGCAAATCCGTCTTTCTTAGCGAACTGAAATTCCCGGATGTCGTCGCTTGTCGCCGGCTCGTTGGCCTTGTTGACCTGGGCTTGCAGCAATTGCCGCTTGAGAGGATCGTTGGCGCTCTCGACCTGAGACTGTAGCAACTGCTTTTGCAGCGGGAACATTTCAGCGTCACGCTGCTGTCTCTGCCGTGCCGTCGCAAACTGGCTGGCCGCCTGCGATCCCTGCATGAGCCCTTGCCCAATGTTCGGAGCGCCGAGCACGCCCGCACCCATCTGAAACAGTGGCGAGGTCATCCAGTTGTCTAGGCTGAAACCCTGTTGCTGCTGTTGAGGATCGTAGAGCGCCATGGGCTGGTTTCCTGTCGGTGCGTCTTTGGGACCGCCGAGCATCATCATCGGCTGGGCAGCGCTCATGCCGCCGCGCTTGGGCTGGTAGTTCGCCGTTTTGGCCGGGTCGGGCTGTGCGGATGCTGGAACCTGAACCGGTGCGCCGCGGTCGTTGGGATCTTGCACCGGCCCCATAAAATTGGGGTCTACTTCGGCGTGGATCGGATCGGACTTGGCGAGCCTCGCTGGGAACTGCACGCCGTAGGCCCCGGCGTTCTGCCGCATCCATCCGAGTGCCGGCCCGGTGCCGAAATCGACCGCCTCGCCGCGCTGGTGGTTGCTCTTGCCAATGCCTGCCGCATAGCCTGGTATTCCGCGCGAATATTCGACGAACGATGCCGGCCGCCCGTTGACGTTGCGGGATACGCTTTCAATAGCGCGGGCCTGGTCGGCTTCCGACCGATAGCCCGACGTGATGCGCGGATCGTAACCGGCCTCTTTCGCCGCCGCCATCAAAGCCCGAACGCGCGTGTTGAACTCCGGTAGGAGCCCCATCAGCGGCGCCCGAACGCGAGCTGTTGCATCTGCGGGTTATTCTGCATTGCCTGCATCATGCCGGCGCTTAGCCCACCAGTGCCACCCATGCCGCCCATGAGGCCAGCCATGGGACCAGCGCCACCGAACAAGCTAGCGCCCATGAGGCCCGCACCTACCGCCGTCTGGACCGGGCTTTGCTGTTGCTGGCTCGTCGTCGTCCCCTGGCTCGTCGATGTCTGCCCCAACTGCGCCACCGGGTTCGTAAACCCCTGGAACTCGCGCAAGGCATTCGCGCCGCGGTCCTGCTCGAACTGATACCGCGCCATCTGCTCGTCTATGCCGCGCTGGCTTTGGTCCTGTCGCATCTGCCCAACGCCAAGCATCCGCTCCATATCGGCGTAATCCTGATTGGCAAGCCCCGGCGCCATGCCGGCCGCCTGCATCTGGTTGCCTCGCTCTTGCCCGTAGTTCTGATAGGCAAGCTGTCCGATGGAATCGCCTAGTCCGCGTGATGCCGCCTCGACCACCTGATCGTTGCCCGTGCCGCGGCCGGCTCTCGCCCATTGCGCGGTAATCGACGGCAGCACCTCCGAGGTGATCCGATCGGACATCTGCGAAAAATACGGATTGCCTGCGCTGAGGTAGTTGCCGCTCAGCGTGTCGCCAACCATGCCCTGCGCGCCACGAACCAAAGGCGAGCCCGCTTGCGCGCGGCTGGTCATCCCCGTCAACGCCTGCTCGGTTTCCGGGGCGAAGTTGGCATACGTCTGGCCTGGGAAAAACTGCTGATTCTGCCGCTGCGAAAACACGTCGTTAGCCGCCGACAGGCCGCGCTCAATACTCGGCATAGCCGGAGCAAATGGGTCGGTCTTCTGCGTCTTGTTTTCGCTTTGCGTGGTCTTTGAGGTCGTCATAGCGCTTTGGCCACCGTGATTGTGATCTTTTCCCACCCGAAGCGCCTCAACGCGCGCTCCCAACCAACCCTGCAGACGCTTTCAGTCCGAACGCACCCGTTGGCCTTGGCCCATGCTTCGATCACGCTCAACAAGTGCAGCCATTCCGCCATTCCAGTGCCGCCGAGGTAGGGGACGCCGCACGTTTTCCCCGCCGCCGTGTCGTAAATCTCAGTCACCACCGCGCCAGCCGTTCGATCCCCCACCCTGATCGCCCACAACTGCATTTCGCGCGCTGCGATCTTCTCCCGTATGCGCTCGACGCTCTGCACCGTGGCGACTGCTTTGGCCGCGTCGTCGATGAACCCCACCAGATACGGCCAGACCCGATCAAGATGTCTTGCAGGGACCGGGACCAGCTTAGCGGATAAGGATGAGGTCGAAGGTTTCGGTTCCGCCAGCGCTGGCATGGGTAAGCGTGATTCCGGTTCCTGCGGTTCGGGCTGAAACATAGGGACTCAATGCTGCCGCGGCCGAGTTCGTCGGCGTAATGCTGACGCGGTGATCCGCACTCATGCCGGCCCATGCCACGCTTGTTGTCGTGCCTGCGGTAAGCGTGATCGAGCGGGTTGTGTAATCCTTGTACTTCTCTTGCGTGAGCAGGAGCGCCAGCCGCTTGCAGAACTCGTAAAGCTGGTTTGCTCCCGCGCCCGATACCGGGGGCCATATGTTGCCAGACATCAGCGGCCCCCCGTTAGTGTGCTGGTGTGGTGCACACCCTCGAGCCGCGTCCAACTAGCACCCGCCGCAACCTGAACCCGAGCCCTCAGAAACCGCGCATCCATGCGTTGAGGACAGAACCCGACTCGGTTCATTGACGTTGCTTGCGTGTAGGCCACCGAAGCGCCCGGCAGCGCACGCCGATAGCCGACCGCCGCCGATATGTTGGATGCGTCGAAATCCCCCACCGGCCAAAGCTCCGTCACTAGCGCGCGCTTGCCGGCCATGGGCTCGAACTCGCCCGTTTCGACGATGGCTTGCCGGTTTGCCCCGGTGAATGTGCCGATGCGATGCGTGGTCGGGCTCACTCCCGACAGCAAACGCCGCTTTTCATCGAACACGTTGCTGTCAATGTTGATAGCGTTCAGATCAGCATCGTCTAGATCGTCGGATGGCTCGTAAACCTCAAAATTGTCAACGGTTAGCGCTTCCACCGGCATATCGGTTAGCACCTCAAGCGACACATCGTCATGCGTCCACCGGCCATCAGTTAGCGAATAGATCATCAGCTCTGAAATCGTCGTCGATGATCCCGCGGGAAAGCCGAACACGACAAACTTGTTGATCGTGTCAATGCCGACTTGCACCCTATGGCGATAGCCGTAGTTGAGGCGGCGCTGGAAATAGTCATCGACCTTCCCCGATCCGATGCCGGTCGATGAATTGCCGTCGAACACGTAGAACCCGTCATCAGAAACAAAGAAAATCGACCCTCCGAACCGTGCAGCCGCATTGGGTCCAATCGCACCGCGCTTGGTTTCAACGGCATCCTGTCCAAAGTCCCAAATTACCGGCGGTCCGACGTAAACCGCGCGACGAATCGCCCGCTCTTGAAAGATTGCAGCGTATTCACCGGGGACGATGCATTGAATCTTGCCTTGGGCCTGGTCAAGCAGCTGAGTTCCGGCCTGGGTCGTCGCTGATGGCGTCCAGCTCGTGATGTCGTTGAACGCCGACCAATAGACCGTGAAGTCCTTCCCCATCATCAGGAAGTCGTTGATGCGGGCAACGCACGTTGCTTGTGGGGGCGATCCCGCCAGATTGGCAAACAGGGAAGAAACGCCGATTTGATACACTTGCGGCGCATGAGCGCGCGCGACGGCTACAACGTAGCTTCCGAACTGCTCGAACTGCCACCAATCTTCGGCGCTAAGACTATACCCGCCGACCTTGCTGATGTCCGTTGCGGCGCGGGATACGAGCCAATATAGCTTCGTCGAATCGCTAGCAAAGATCGCGCCGTCGCCAGAACTATTGTAGACGCCCTTCAAACCGAGGCAGATGCCAGTCGTCGCGGCGGCCGACCCGCTATAGTCGGAAATCGACTTGAACGGCGCATAGTGCCCTGCGATTGAGACAACGCCCTTCGCTTCAAGTGCGCCATTCTTGCGGCTGGGAAGATCCGGCGTCCATTCGCGGAACGGGATGGTGTCTGGCATCAGAGCACCCACGGGGCAATGCGCCCGGTCTGCACCTTGGCCGAGCGGCGGCGCATCAGAGGCTCTAGCGCCTCCGCCAGCGCATCCTTGGCCAGCGCTACGCCTTCCATGTCGCGGACTATGTCGCGATAAAGCAGGATTTTCGCCTGCGCTCTGATTAGCGCTTCGCCGTTCGTCATCCAAGCGTTGCTGTCGGCATCGCTCGAAAGCGCCCCAAGCTCAGCCAGCCCCGAAATTACGCACGGATAAGCACCGGCAGGGATTGGAGACAGCCGGATCTGATCGGCAAATATGCCGTAGCTGTTTGGCTGGCCAGTGAATGTTGCCGACTGTTCACGGTCGAGCCATTGTTGCGTGCGGTCGTCGAGCGTATAGGGCTCGTTGCCGTAGGTCAGCGTGAAGCTGTCGATCTCAATCAGGGTTTCGCCGGTTGCGATGGCGCTTCCGTCCGTGTTCGTCAGCGACGACATCGGGTAGTATTCCTGGCTCGCGACCGTGGTCAGAGCATAACGCTTTTCGTTGAACACGAAGCGCCTACTCGCCCAGAGCGAGATGGCCGTGGTGATGGCCCTCCCGATCTGAGACGAGAGGTCATCGCGGACGATTTCATCCGCGATGGTGGTTTTGAGAATGCCCAGCGTGGACATTAGACGTAGAGGTCCGTGTCAATGATGAATTCGACCCATGCACGGCCAACGCCAGTCGTTGCCGCAGTGCCTGTCAGGTCGACCGAGCACGATATCGTCGTGTCAGCCGTGAACGGCCCCGCGTCGTTTGTCGTTGCCATTTCGTCCGCAGTAATCACGCCGATAGTGCCGAGCGCAAGATCGGTTGCAAACCCGTCGGTATCGTCAGAAGTGCCGATGTCGAGAACGTTGGTCGTTCCCGCATTGAACGCCGTCGAGACCACCACGCCGCCGCGGATAACGGTTGCGCCGATGGGGGCCACGCCGAGCGTCAATGTCAAGCCGTCATCGGCAAACGTGAAATCTCTCGATAAAACGTGCACGACGGGAAGGCGAAGATTAGTACCACCAGTAGCCATTTTCCAATCTCCCCCTTAGTGCGCGACGGCGTAAGACGACATGGTGATGGTGCCAAAGTCTACCGAGTTGTAGACAGACTTTTTCAGCCCACCGATACAGCCGGCCTTCACGCCGAGCTGGTTGCCGTAGTCGAACAGTTCTTCATACCAATCGTACTCTTTGAACGAGTGCCCTTGGCCGAATCCCATCACGCCGGCTTGAGCACCACAAAGAACCGCACGGCGAACGCTCGTTTGCGCGGCGCCGGTCGTCGAGTGGACCCCTTGGGTAACGCGGATGGCTTCGTGCAGGATGACGTTGTTGTACATCCCTAGCGAGCCGGTAAAGACCGGGTTCTCGCCAACCTTGCCGCCAGACATCGCCGCTTTCTGGATGTCGAGCCACTGGCCGGTGCTGGTCGTGGTCCGAAGATCCGTGACCTGATACGGATGCAGGAACGCTACGTAATGTTTGCCGCCGTTGATGTTGATCGGACGAATAAGCGGCGTTGCCACCTTGGCCGCTTCCACTGCCTTATCAATCATCGACAGCGTAAAGACCTTTGTCGAGTCGGCCTGCACCGTTTCGTCCGCCGATCCGGTGGTGAACACCTTGCGACCAGCGCTCGGCGCCGTCACGGCGTTGTTTCCGGTGTAGCGGGTGTCGGTCTGCGGGGTGTATCCACAGATCTGGTTGAAGAAGCAAGTATCCCACCGATCCGCCCACCAGTCGCGAAGGCCGCTCATGGCTTCCTCGCGAATCGAGAACGGAATACGCTGCTCGCTCATCTTGCCGGCGCTGCGAACAGCGTGGCGAAGCTGATTAATCACGAAATCGTCGGTGTAGGTGGAAAGCGGTTCTTCGTTGCCTTCCTGGGTATTGTCACCCTGCACGCCGTCTCCGGTCAACTGCATACGCAGCGTAACGCGGACACGATCGCCAGGCCCCTTCTTGGTGTCGTTCCGCATCTGAATGACGGAATCGTCGCCTTCACCGATGAATTTCTGAATGTAGGTCGCCTTCAGCGCTTCACGAGCGAGCCTGCGCGACCACAGCTTGACCGCCTCATTGGCGTTCACGCCATAGTTAGTAACTGCCATCTTGTGGCATCCTTTCTGTGTGGCTTGTTGGGATTAGTGCGCGGTGCTCTGCTCTTGACGCCGGCAGGCTGGCAGCATCGATTACGGCTCGACGGGGCCGAAAGTCTCAAACGCGGTAGGCAACATGCGATCAGATTGAACGGCTCTGATCAGCCGAGTAGTCCTGCATTCTTCATACGCTTGAATTCCTTGTCGGCCTTGTCCGGGTCGTCAAGGTAGAGCTGGGCCAGATCGTCAGCGCTCATCATGTTGTTGGATGATGCGCCGCCGCCTGAAAGGGATTTGGACGCCGCCATGCCTGCTTTAGTCGCCGTGA